CATGGAGAATACTTTTTAATGAAGCTAAAAAAATTATACAACTTTTCATTTGTCAAAGAGTTTGAAAAGCATTTAGTAACTGATTTTGAGAGAGAGCTTTTTTATGCTAGCTTGAGAAATTATGCTTCACATGGTAACCCACTGAGATTTAATAACTTCTCATTCTCGTTTAGGGCGCTTATTGATATTATCCTGAAAAGGAAAGCACCAGATGAAAAGGTGATGAAAGCCGCGTGGTATGAGCAGATAAGCGAAGAGCGTGATGTAACAAGGAAGCAGACCTTGAAGTATTGCGCGCAAGGTGGTATTTCTGATGAATATTTAGGGCAGGAATATACTGAAATATTAGATGAAAATATTAGTGAGATGATTCCTTTGTATCGTGAACTGAGTAAATTTACTCATATTACAGAGAAATCACTACATCCTAATCCAAAAGAATTTTTTGAAAATGTAAAGTGTTTGATTGAAGTAGCAACGGAAATTCTAAACTCTATTGAACGTTGCCAAGAAGAGGTCATATCTACTTTAGAAGAAAAGATCAGACAATCTGTAACAGATATGTCTGTATACTGTGATTCTGGGGCGCTCAGTGAGATTGCTAGTCATGCATATATAAACTATACCGAAACTGAAAGGATTGAAATAACTTCAATTGATGATGATTATATTTATATGTCTGTTGATGGAACAGCTTATGTAACTCAAGAGTATGGGCCTAGTCGTGATGGGGTCTCATTTGATGAAGAGTATCCGTTCAGCTTATCATTAAGGTCTCATATAGAATCACCAGAAACTCTTGAGGTTGTTTCCGATGAATTAGAGTTAGACACGAGTTCTTGGTATATTAGTGGCGAGGATGAATGGCGTGTCAGTGAGGTTGAGAGAGAGCAGGAGATCTATGTGACATCGGATGATAGTATATCTGAGTTTTGATCTTTAGATCAAACTAACCACTCTTTATTATATTATGGGAAGTCACAGATGTCAGCTTAATTAGTTGGCCTTTCTATTATGCGTCGGTATATAAGTTATAAATACATGCAACAAAGCAATATAATCGCTACTGCTAATACCAACACTATAATTACCAAAAAGTAATATGAGAGGAGTACGAGACTATGCTTAGAATGAATCTACCTGCTGTCGTGCTGCTCGTTGCGTCTGGATGGATGGTAAGAGACTGGTATCAATACAGCCTCGACGCCAAAGCACAGGAAGTAACGAAGCAGCATATACAACGTGAAAGCAACATAGCAAAGATAGTAGAGCAGAAGCTACAAGAGCTAAGAGCAAATGAAAAGACCACTATCAAAGAGATACAGACAATTATTGAGCGTCCTGTGTATAGTCGGGATTGTTTCGACCACGACGGCTTGCAAGCAATTAACAATGCAGCCACAGGCAATACAAGAAAGCCTATTAAGTAAATGCCCTGAGACACTACCACAACTACAAGATACTACAGGAGACGTGATACTAACTACTATGCTGGAGTGGACTACACAATATGGCGAGTGCGCAATCAAACATAATGGATTAGTTGATGCACTGCGACATGAGGAATAATTGCTTTATAACATACTCGCTATTATTACTTTCTAGTTATGCCTCTGTGTTATAAGTCGATTAGTTTTCACTTTCAATTAGCCTAATTTCTTCTGTATTACAACTGCGAGCAATTAACTAAATCAATAATCACAGCTAAGTTGCTTCATATTATCTATCAACTTGAAAAGAACATAAAGGAATCTATTATGACTATTACTAAATCTCGTGGCCGTCCTGCTGTATACACTGAAGACCAGAATAACAAAGCTTCTGCGCTAGTTACAGTTATCGGTGCAGAAATGACAGCACTCGTATTAGATATGAGTACCGATGCAGTTATTCGTGCGAGTAAAGGACAGAAGAAAGCGAGTAAAGAAGATATGATCAACTTCGTTGCTGGTATTATCGACCATGAGTACCTAGTAAACAATGCTATGTGTGAGTACCATCGTCGCGAGCGTCTTGGTGGTATTATCTTTGGTTGATGATTCCTGGCTGCTTCGTCTGATTGGCTACTGCGATTGCTTCGACAACTTCGACAACTTCGACAACTTCGACAACTTCGACAACTTCGACTACTTCGGTTACTGCGAATAAAATAAAACACAACATATAGGGGGGTGGAATTTGGAAATACTACATATAGTACATAACCCCCTCCGTCTGTTCTTCACACAAAATCAAATTTGAAAGTAAAATTTCCCCGGACGAATGCGGCTTAAACACGGTATTGCAACAATAATAACGCGCAAGCGGTGGGCGTAAGCCCTTAATACAACACATATTACAACCAAAAGAAAAGGGGAGCCGCTAAGCTCCCCTCTGTTATTTGATAGCCATATACGCAGGACGGCGACCAATTGTTATACGACCTAGCATGTAGTTGCAGAAGTCGTCACGAAGCAATGCTTCTCTTTCCATAATGTATAAAATCTCGAGGTACTCAAGTTCGAACTTGCTCGCAGCAATATGCAATACAGTCTTCTTAACTTTCTTCCAAGACTTAGCTGTAGTGCTACTGCTCTGATACTTCCGCCAGTCGCTTTCCGACTTCTTACCAGCCCGCATACTCCAAAATCTCTTTGAGCCAATATACTTGACTCCTTTATGTTTACCCTCGTCCTCGCATTCCAGAATATACACGAAGCCAAATTGATTAGCCTTTGGCTCGAATCCATCCGGTAAGCCATCCCACGGTACAACTTCCTTTCTTTTTGCCATCTTAACACCTCTATAAATAAAGTCAGAATCCAATTACTACAACTTATTTAACGAGGGTCACATGCAAAAACTAATTATCGCATTACTAGCAGTTGCTCTATTCGTACAGTGGATGAGCACTAATACCCATCGTGAAGCATTGGATATTAAAAACAACCAAATCGAGCAGTTACTCAAAGAGCGAAATATCCTCAACCAACAATTGACGCTGCTGGTGCTACGAGAGGCGGAGTAATTGAGAAAGCTATGTAGTTATCCAAGTTGCAAATCAATCGCGGTGGCAGGTAGTCACCGCTGCTCTAAGCACCCATACAAGAATAAGCGTAGAGCCGCTGTCGTTGACCGTGGCCGCTTTTATTCTACTACCCAATGGAGAGCACTAAGTAAATCACTAAGAGCGCAGCGGCCTATCTGTGAGCTATGCAAGCGTGACTTAACCGCCGACGTAGACCACTGGCTAGAACGAAGCATTACTGACGACTACGACTTAGACGAGCGTAACTTGGTGTGCCTTTGTAGTCGCTGCCATCGAATCAAATCAACCAAATTTACCAGATTAATAGGAAATCCGAATGCAGTTTATCAGTGGCTTTATTCAGACCATCCGAGACAAGACGAGCGTAATTATCTCAGCGATTGGATCGCGAGTATCCGAGGCGAAAGCCAGACGAGTAGAGAAGAAGTATCGCCGCGCGTTGGAGTCTTTTAACTTTTCATTTTCACCATACGACTACCAAGACCGGGTAGTTGTAATTAAGGGTACTGTGTACCGGGTATTCTTTAGCCCTGATGGTATGAATATCCGCAACGAAGTTACCGACGAATCTATTACCGACCTGTTGTTAATTGTGAAAATACTACGAGGCGCATCGCAATGAATATCCATATTACATTGACAGAAGAAGAGCAGGAAATGTTTCTGCAAATCAAAGAGCAGATCGAAGCAGAGCGACCACTAAAGCCTACTGACTTACACACAATCGCATTGCTCGTTAATAACATCGCCTTATACAACATGGCACACAACGATATTGTCTGTACCGGTATGTACATTCAGACAGAGCAGGGCGGAGCTAAGAGTAATCCAGCAGTAGCAGTACGCGACCAAGCAAGCCGACTAATTAAGCATTGTATGAGTGAGTTGTTAATGACTCCACGATCAAAAGTTGCTGCAAAGGAATTAGCAGCCGAGAAAGACGAACAAGATCCATTAATGGAGGCGCTGAAAGCACGCGCGAAGCGCTAATAAAGAGAGCACAGTATGACTAGTTATCAGTATCGTTTCTGGGAAATTGATCCAGATATCGAATTTTTAAATTTTCGCAAGAATGAGCCAACGCTAACAGACCAGTACGGCCACTCGATACAAGGCGATTACTTTCAAGGCTGGCAAGCCATCTATCAATACGTCTACAACGTGCTGGTGGGTATCCGTCCGGCTGGTAAATCAGAGATTGCAGCCTGCGAGCGCTTTGTATATGACCTAAATCGTAAAGACCTTGTATTCGATAAAGACGACGCCGACTTAGTATTTCTGCTGTGCTCCTCGCTTCGGCATCCAAAAGGACCAATTTCCGGTACTCCCTTTTACATTTTGCCATTTATGGGATTCTGTTTAGCACAGATCTTTGCATGGTATTACACCGACGAAGCACGAGAAACACTAAGAGGACAACGCCGCTTCCTCAAAAGCTTTATTGCAGTTGGACGAGGTAACAGTAAGACCGTATTAGCCGCAGCCTTTGGCATTCTGACGAGCTTAATAACTGACAACGGAGCACCAGTTATTACTACCTCGGCAAGCGTACAGAAGCAATCACGCTTAGCTTTTGAGGATATTAGTAAGATGATCAAGAGTGCTTCGCCGTCGGTAAAGAAACATTTTCGGCTGCTACAGAATGAAATTAGGATTCTCAAGAACGACGGCAAGATAATTCCGACGAGCAGCGAGAGTAGTACGCTAGATGGTATTCGTATCTCCGGTGCTATCTGTGACGAAATACACGCGCATAAGGACGATAGTATTGTTGAGACGCTAGGGACTGGTATGCAGTCCAGTAAAGATCCTCATATGATGTGTATTACAACTGCTGGTACTAATATCGACTCCTTCGGCAAAGAGCTGATGGATTATGCCGACGAAGTTGCACAATCTATTATGGAGAACGACCGCTTTCTATCCTGTGTATACAAGTTGGATAAAGAGAATACCGAACGCTGGGACGACGAGGACTTATGGTATCACGCTAATCCGGCACTAGGTCATGCTGTTAATCTGGAAGCACTGCGAGCAGCATATAAGGAAGCAACACGCAACGCTAAGGCTAGAGCAAATTTCCTTACCAAACACTGCAACGTGTACGTTAGCTTTAACGAAGACTCCTTTGTAGATGCGAATGAGTTAGAAGCATGTAAAGACCACGCACTAAATATAGAGGATTACGCTGGACGCGATTGTTATTTGGGGCTTGATCTGGCGAGTGTGAGCGATCTATCAAGCCTCGTCTACATATTCCCTAACGACAATGGTGGCGTAGACGTATTCCAAAAGTCGTATATCCCTGATTCAGCTTTCAAAGCAGCACAGCAGACAATACAGGATCGATATATGGCTTATTCTCGCGACGGTGAATTAATTATTACCCCTACAGTCGTTACAGACTTCGATTATATCGTAGAGGATATCCTACGAGCACACGAGGACTATAACGTTAAAGCACTATCAATTGACGGTGCAGCGGGTGGTATTAAATTCGCAAGTGATTTGGAAGATGCACACGGAATAGAAGCAGTATCAGTTAAGCAGGGATTCGGATTAAGTACCAGTGCTATTACAGTACAGTCACTTATCAAGTCCAAATCTCTACGGTATTCGTCAGAATTATTTCAGTGGTGTATGGGTAATGCTCTACAAAAGACTGGGGCATACGGGGATATTTGCGTAGTCCGACCCACACAACGCGAAAAGAAAATAGACGCCTGCGTAGCTTTCTTAATCGGTATGTCGCAGACAATCTTACGTGATAATTCCGAATCGGTCTACGAGACACAAGACTTTAGATATTTTTAAGGGATTCATATGTTACTAAATACAAAGTCTTCGCAGACTTTTAATGAATTATTCGGTGCTGCACATGGTGGTCATATTAGCCACGAAGCAGCACTTAAAGATAGTACCGTTGCGAGTTGTGCGCGTGTTATTGCGCAGACTATTTCTACGCTACCGGTTAAGTTCTATGTGAAAAAGGGCAGTGACTATGTAGAGGATACTAGCTCAATGCAAAGCCATACGCTGACGGCAAAGCCTAATGCTTTCCAGACTGCGAATGAAATGATCGAGCAAATGGTAATGCAGATTGTTATGTGCTCCGAATCCTTTGCATGGGTACAACACGACGAGCGAGGCCGGGTATTATCTATTCTGCCATTCAACGACCCGAAGCAAGTTACTATTATGTCGAATGGTCACGATTTGTCATATCGCTGCGTAACGAACGATGGCAAGACTACTACGTTACCCGCTAAGTCTGTATTACACATTAAGGACACGAGCTTTAAGGTACACGAGCCGCTAGATAAAATTGGTATCAGCCAGGACGCGTTATCGTTATCTAGTTCGGCTACACGCAACGCATTGAGCTTCTATAAACAGGGTAGCCGTGTTGGTGGCTGGATCACTAGTGGTAAGCGACTATCTGACGAAGCTTTTGCACGCCTTGGTAAGCAAATTAACCAGCAATACGCGGGTGATGAGTCGAGTCACCGACTGGGTATTTTGGAAGACGGTCTAGGCTTTATCGAGAACAAGTATTCAATGCGCGATTCTATGGTGCTGGATGCACGAGAGCAAGTAGTACGCGACGTTGCTGCAATATTCCGTGTACCGTTGCCATTGCTTGGCGTCGGCGAGGTCAGCGCACATACGCACCGGGTATTTTATACGAGTTGCTTACAGGCAATTATCGTAAAAATCCAAAATCGTTTCCGCACCATTCTGCCAGTTAATACTGCTTTGCAGCTGGATACTACAGGCTATCTACGCGGATCACCGTCAGAAGCAGCCGAGTACGTTAAGTCTCTGCTCACTGCTGGCGTTATTTCTCTGGACGATGCGCGCCAATATCTCGGACTACAGCGTATTCACGCGCAGCCGATTTACGTTGTTGGGTCGAATAACCTTCAATTCGGGACGATTGACCAATTTGGTCTGTCTCCTGAGACCAATATAAATAATACCACAGAAGGAAAACAGAGTGATTCAGAATCTTAATTTAAAGATGGAATCATTCAGTAAAGACGACGAAGTAGAAGGCCGCTTCGTCGCTTACGCGAATGTTAAGTGGTTTAAAGACCATGCCGGGGACGTATCAGTAGATAATTGCTTTAAGAAATCTATCGACCGTCATATTAACGCCGGGACTATGCCGAAGCTATTGCTACAACACGATTACCGCGATGTTATCGGCGTATGGGAATCAATGGAAGAAGACGAGCACGGACTAAAAGTTACTGGTCGTTTAGCACTGGATACTGTTAAGGGTCGCGAGACTTATTCACTTTTGAAAATGGGAGCACTCGATAGTCTGTCTATCGGATACGTTACTATCGAAGAGAAATACGACGCGCCGACTAATACCAATTTCCTGTTAGACGTCGATATCAGGGAAATTAGTATCGTTACTTTCCCGTGCAATGAGGCGTCACGTATCGACGCAACAACTATTAAGGCAGCGCCTGTTGATGCGCCAGCAGCAACTATTGCTACTCCGGTAATCAGCGAAGCAGCCGAACGAAAATTAGATGAGCTTATTGCAACTCTAAATCGCTCGTAACGAGCACACATAAATATATTCACAAAGACCAAGGGGAAGTTAATCGACTTCCTCTCTCAAATTCTATTACGTTAATAAAGGTAAATTAAAGTATGACTATCGAAGCTAAAATCGAATCCGCTCTGGCTGCTGTTAAAGCCCGTGACACCGAAGTAGAAGCACTGACCGCTAAAATGGCTGAAATGCAGGATGCTCTGGCCGCTGCTAAAGCTGCTCCGGCTGTAGAAGTTAAAGACGAAGCCGCCGAAATGCGTGCTAAATTTTTCGATGCTGTTAAGAACGGCGACGGCACCATGAATCAGACTCTAATTTCTGATGGTAAGGTTAAATCTGCTTTCGTAACTAGCAACGCAAACTCCGCTGGCGCTGGTATCGTTAAAGACGTATCTGACGCTATCGTTCAGCGCCTGCGCGACGAATATGTAGTTGCTAGCCTGTTTGGTCTGGAATCTGTTGGTTCTGTCGATCACGAAAAACGTGTACAGGTTGGTCACTCTGCTACTAAGTGGGCTGGCGAAAACGTAGACATCAATGGTGTTGCTGTAACTGCTACTCCGACTTTTGAATCTATCAAAATGACTGTCGGTAAACTGGTTTCTGCTCCGGTTGTTTCTGCCGAAGCTCTGAGCGACACGTTCTTTGATGCTGAACAATTCCTGATGCAGGACGTAGCTAGTGAAATGGCTTCTGGTCTGGCTCTGGGCGTTATTGCTGGCTCCGGTACTTCTTCACAGCCGAAGGGTTTCTATAAGTATTTTGACGAAACCGAGGGCGTCAAGGCTGTTGGTGAGCGTAAAGTTGACCATTACCCGCTGATTATCGCTACTATTGCTGATGACGCTGCTCTGATCGATGAACTGCGTAAAATGCCGTACAAACTGCCTGCCAAATATGTTGTTGGTGGTAAGTATGTAATGGCTCGTGCTCTGTTTGAGCGCCTGGCTGGTTGTGTTGACGGTGTTGGTCGCCATTACATGCACGCATCCGAAACTCAGGGCGTTGCTGGTACTCTGTTTGGCTACGACGTTGTTATCGACCCGATGAACTCCGGCGACACTGTGCAGTGCGTATTTGGTCATCTGGATCGTGCATTCCACATCTGCCAGATCCCGACTGCGATGGAGTTTCTGCGTAACCCTTACGCAATTCCGCACGCTGTTCGTTTTGACTTCCAGAAGCGCATCGGCACCATCGTTAATGATAATCAGGCTGTAGTTGGTCTGAAAGCTACCATTAACGGTCGTTCTGCTCGCGCCAAGTAATAGCAAATAGGGGGCTGATGCCCCCTTTCTTTTATCGAAGGGGAGAGCATGGAATACAGAGTACAATCACAGGTTGATATTTCCGAGCAATTGCTACCCATGCCGATTATTCAAGACTTCCTCCGCATGTATGATCCACACGACGAAGAATTGCTAATTTTGTATCGGTCAGCAGCAATTAGCTTCGCTAGCCGTTACATGAATCGCAGTATCGGAGTTGCTACGGTCATGGCATACGCTGAGAGCGTCTCTAAGCGCGTCTGTCTGCCTTACGGTGACGTTAAGCAGATTACCACTGCTACTAGTGAAGAAGGTGCGACAATAGCGTACAGGCTGAATCCGGTAACGAATGAGTTGGTATTAAGCAACTACTCAGGCTCTATGCTGGTTAATTTTACGGTAGGCTGGGATCTTAACGAAGTACCGGAAGCTATTAAGATTGGCTTGTTAAAGTTAATCGCAACATGGTACGAGAATAGAGAAGACGTTAGTAATGGTGTATCGGTACAGGAAGTACCAGTAAATCACCGTGCTGTATTTGACTTATTCAGACTACCAGCAGGCACAGGGGGCTAATATGCGTATTGGCCTTATGCGAAATCAAATCGAAATCTGGTCTACCACAAAGTCTATTAACGAATACGGCGTAGAAGTAGAAGCCAAAGAGTTGATGCTACAGTGTCCGGCTGCTGCGAAATATGTTAAGACCGACTTACAAGGAAATAACATAAAGCAACGTCAGGTAGTTGTAGAATTCACAGTACGATTTAATCGATTCTTTAACGCACCAGACGAGTCGCATTATATACGCTTCGACGGCGACGAGTGGGATATTATCAATACCAATAATTGGCATAGTCTGAATAAGACAATTACGTTAACTGCGGTCTGTACAGGGAATATAACTCTAAGGCTCCCTAGTGGAGCCTTTTTTCATATAAGGAATCGGAAGTATGGCAGGTGTGAATATTACACTGAGCGCGAATACTAGCCAGTATATCGAGCGTATTAAGAAAGCAAAGACTGATACAGACCGCAACATCATACGAATTGAAAAGAGAGTTGATGACTTCGCAAACTCAGTTAGTCAGAATATGACTAGTGTAGGCGGTGCTATTAACGGCATCACTGGAGCAATTCGCGGCATGAAATTTGGCGGCTTCGTTGCTGGTGGAGCGGCTATTGCTCTAGCTGCTGTTAGTGTTGTTACTAGCATTAACCAAATGTCGCAAGCATTGGTGCAATCGCAAACAGTATTAGAGAAAACCGCACAATACACCAGAATGAGTGTTGATGAACTAAAACGGGCGGCGGGTGCATTCGCTACTGTTGGGATCGATATGGAGAAATTCGGCGACCTAGCGAAAGATCTTAACGATAAAATTGGCGATTATATGACTGCTGGCACTGGTCCATTTCAGGACTTTTTCGACGTAATTAAGACAGGCTCCGCAATGTCAATTGCTGACTTGAAAGGGCTATCTACTATTGACGCATACAAGAAAATTGTATCTGAAATGGAAGCAGTAGGGGCGTCGTATGAGCAAGTTGTCTGGGTAATGGAAGGACTAGGCGACGAAGCAGCAAGCCTTGCCCCGTTGCTTATGAATGGTGCTAAAGAATACGAGAGAATGGCCGATCGTATGAATCGCACTACTATTAATATTCTCGGTACTACGAAAGAAGATATTCAATCACTTGATGCTACTATGAAAGCCGCTCAGAATAATTTCAGTGCGTATATGACTGAGTCAATGCGCGATATTGTTACGGGTATGGATGGTGTATTCAATTACATTAGTAATGGCTTCGCTAATTTGGGTAAACAGAAAAGCGGCGAAAATTACGTTGCAGACATGAATGCTGGTCGTTTGAAGTCTGCCGACTCGTTTGTAAATTCGCAGAGTACAATAGCTGAGTTGAAAACCATCGACATTGCAATAGAAGCAATGAAGGCCAATATAAAAGATGGCCAAGCGTCTATGTGGGGTGCTGGTCAGTTACTGGATAAGGAGAAGGGGGCACAGTCTGCAAAGGATCTAGACGCTCTGATCAAACGGCGAGCCGAATTACTCAAATTATCGCAGCAGCAGGCATCCGTAGAAGCAGCAACAGGCACAAAAAACGTAGAGGGTGATGGCTACGCCGCTGGTATTGAGAAAGCTGCAGCCAAGGAGCGCAACGCAATTGCAGCACGACAGACACATCTAGATGATGCAATGCTAGCGGAAGCTATGCGTGATAGTGCTTATAGCCAACTCCGTGATGATATGAGCGCTGAGGATCGGGAACACTGGGAAACAATTATCAAGCAGGAGGAAACGAATATTACTCGTTTCAACCAACTTGCAAAAGTGGCACTAAGCGACGCAGAAGCAGCAGGCCGAGAGAAAATAGAAGCGCAGCGCAAGCAACATGACGACGAGTTAGCAGTACAAATTAAATTTGCTGACGAGAAAGAAAAGATTGCGTTAGAGACTCAGCAAAAAATTCGAGATTCCGAAAAGGAGTTGGCAAAGAATCCGAAAGCATATACCCAAGCCATGCATAACGACTTTGTTAAGCGTGCCAAGGAAGAGGAAACTAAAGCACTCAAGGAATTAGAAGAGAAGCAGACTAAAGACGCAAAGAAAGAATCAGACGAGCGTATCAAGTTAACCGAGAAAGGCGAGCGTGACCGTCTAGAGTTGGCTGTAATGATTGCTACTGATGGCGTCGATCGTATGAAAGCTCAATACGAGCTTGATAAGTATAATCTCGAAAAGTCTCTACGTGATAAAGGTGCATCACAAGCAGAGCATAACAAGGCAATGGAGAAGTTAGACAAAGAGCATAAAGAGAATCTCGCACGTAACCAGTTAGAGCAGAAAATGAAATTTGCATCAACCGAAGAAGAGCGAGTAGCTATTGGTCGGGAAATGCAATTACAGGAGCTTGGTAATAGTGAGGAAGCTAAATCCCGCAAAGCTGAGTTACATCGTCAATGGGCAGAAGAGGATCGCAATAAACTAATGTCTGATTTTATGTCTACTCAGGCACTGGAATTGATGAATGCTCAAATGGCTGCTGAGCAATTAGAGGAGCAGCGCAAGCAAAAGCTAATTGGCGACGAAGAGTACGCCAAGCAGAAACTAGCAATAGACCAGCGTGTAAGTGATGCCAAATCGATGTTTGCACAGGCTGAGCTAGATAATATGGCTGCTGTGTTAGAGCAAACCGCGCAGAATTTAGAGCAAGGTACAGCCGCACAGAAGGCCGCATTCCTGGCTGCTAAAGCTGCTGCTATTGCAACGATGACTATCAACATGGGTAAGGCTTGGTCAGCAGTTGATGGCGACCCTTCGCTACCAACCACAGCAGCAAAGGCAATTGCTAAAACTGCTATCGGTGTGCAATACGGAGCACAATTGGCAAGCGTTGCTGCAACTACTATCGGTCAATTCCACGGTGGTACTGACGAGGTAAAAGATACTGGTTCTTATATCCTCAAGCGCGGCGAGCGAATTGTGCAGCCAGAAGCTAACAAAGACTTAACGAATTTCCTGAGCGGTAATCAAAATAAAGGAGGTGGTGTTACTGTTGATGCTCCGCTTAATATTCAGGGCGACACGAATATTAGCGAGGATAGATTAGCGGCTATGATGGCTAAACAACGTGATCATATTGCAAAAGTTGTACGACTGGCACAGAAAGAAAATCCAAGCCTACGGTAACTAGTAGCTAGCCAATATAAGGGGCTTAATGCCCCTTTCCTAAATAAGAGGAGCACAGCAACTCAACAAGGAATTAATATGAATCAGAATTACGACGATATCGTAGACGACGGTATCGATATTCAAGACGAAAGAAGTAATGCTAAGGTAGAAGCATTAGAAATTAATAAAGGCACAAACCAAGTCGCAACGCTTAATGGATTCCATTTATACGACAACGGACACCGAGTATATACAGGGGATTTTAAGCCTCGTTTAACTGACCTCGGTAATATTGCTGATCTAGGCGGATTTAAAGCTAACGGTGTAACTGCACAATACTTCGACCATGAAGGATCTGTACCATGGAACGTTAACAGCGGCGTCTACAACAACAAGATCGCTGGTGCGAGTAACATGGTGATCCAGTTTTACGGACCCGGCGGAAGCAATCCAGCTACGCAATTTAAAGTTGGCTATCGAAATGGCGGTATCTGGTATCGATCAGCGCGTGATGGTGTTGGCTTCGAGGAGGATTGGACACAGATCTACACCAGCAAGCACAAGCCAACTGCACAGGACGTAGGGGCACTCCCTGTTACTGGCGGGACATTATCGGGGACGTTACGCGTAAACACGATTCACAACGCCGCAGGAGCGGAGCTGATTCGATACAATCCAGACCATAACGCACATGCTGTTGGTAATACTACTTCAAAGATGTATATCGACGCGCTGGATGGCCGTGTAACCATCCGTAACGGTGTTAGTGATTATCAGATGTATCACACAGGGAATAAGCCCACAGCAAACGATGTAGGCGCACTAGCTGGCGTATCTGGTCGACCTCTACGCATCCCTACTGGTGGTGATCAATGGCAGATGTTAGCGCGTGTGCGCATCCCGCAGGGCGGGGCAACTGCTCGATTTACTGTTATCGGTGGTGCTGGGTTTAATGCTGCGACTAGTGGCGGAGACGGCAACAACAAACAATCAACGTTACATGAAATCATCATTCGCTCAGGCAACAACGCCCCGAAAGGTCTTAATTGCATGTTACATCACCCTAGCAGGATGTTAACCGCAGTTTCTAACGTGGCATGGAAAGGTGTTGGTGGCGACGAGTACGAGATCTGGGTACAGACTGGTAACGTCCATATTCACGGCGTATTTGTAACGGGTCAATTTTCAGACAACGCGGCCTTTATCTCATGGGGTACGGGGGCACCAGCGGCGAAGCCTGCGAGTCTTATTGATGGTGGAAAGTGGCAGTGGATTACCGATGCTGGCGGTACGATGGCTGGTACGCTGCGCAGTGGTCGTAAAGTTGGGCAATTTGCCGGGGTGGCGTGCGGTGCTACTCGTCTGAATGATCTTTATTCCACTGAGGCCGGGATGTGGTCTTATGTGAGCAACGCATCATCTACCGTTGAGGATCTATTCCCCGTAAACAATAACGCTAATGCTGTATTGACGTTCAACACTCACCACGGCGACTACGGCCACCAGATGGGCTTATCCAGTAACGGTAAGTTATATCATCGCTGGTGGAAGGATACGACGTGGAAAGAGATTGTTAGAGCCGAAACGGATGGTACGTTGAACGTCCGTTCGTTGGGCGTAACTAACGGAGCGGCTGTTGGTTCGTTGCATGTTTCCGGCGCGGCTACTGTTAACGGCACAATCACATCACCGGAAGCGGCTGATTACATGCGCTGTACTCACGGTGGGCAATATGGGCTAGTACATCGACACGACGGGATCAGCTATTACATGTTGCTGACGAACAAAGGCGATCCTAACGGTAATTGGAACAGTTTACGTCCTTTCCGTCTTGATTTGGCAACTGGCCGTGTTTACATGAATAACGGTGTATCAGCTAACTCGATATCAGTTGACGGTGTTATCTACGGCGCTGGTAGTGTCGTAACGGATAACACTCCGAACGCTACGCATAGTTTGACGATGATGTCCAACGAGACGAATACAGCAGGTAAAAACTATCTGCGTAAGTTCCGTAACTACAACGCTGGCACTATCTGGCATGAAACTGTAGACGCAAACGCATACCGTATCGCAACTGGTTCTAGCGACTCGAACGAGCTGTTGAGCTTGAGTTCCGGTAGCACCTGTGCGCTACGCATCAACGGTACTGTGTATTCATCTCGCGCTAGTAACAGCGTGGCGGCTGTAGTGGCGGCTCGTAATAGTGCAACGTCGGCTGGTGTAGCTGAGTCACGTTTAGAAGTTCACGGAAACGGTGATATCAACATCACTACTCACGACGGCAGCAACTGGTATTACCCGATCCGTATGTATCGCGATAACAACAACATTCGCTTCGACGGTGTAGTTAATGCACAGAAGGGGATTGAGTCATGGAGCGCTTTGAAGTTTAAGTCTGTAGACGGTGCGACGGGTGATGTGTGGACGAAGGTATGGGGTAATGCTACTCAAGGTCGCCCGCGTGTATTAGAGACGATGGATGATCAGGGCTGGATGTATTACTGCCAGCGCACATCGACGCAGGGGGTTCAGTTCGCAGTAAACGGACGTATCAGTTCTGGAAGCACGTATGTAGGCACAGGCGGTAATCCGTTCATGATAGATGACAGCGCAATCGTTAGTAACGGTGCTGGTAATGCTCTGGTCAAAGGTATGGTCGCTGGTGGTTCGTGGTCTGACTGGAAGACTCGGGCTTCTGGGCTTCATGTATACACGCTAAACGTCAACAACGAAGCTACCAACATCTGGAAAGCTGAACAGCCTGCGAAGTCGAATAACACAGCCGGGGTACTCGCAGCAATGCAGGTTCACCGTCCGAGTAACGATCCAGCACGCACAATCGTTCGTATCCAATCCGGTGACATCGGGCAGTTTGATTTCCATGGTAACGGTGATTTGAGCGTCAGTCGTAACGGTAGCTTTAACGATGTGTATATCCGTTCTGATGCGCGCCTGAAGACTGATGTGCAGCAGATCACCGGCGCAGTCGATAAGGTTATGTTGCTGAAAGGCTGTACCTACGACAAACACGAACGCGTATCTGACGTAGAGAAGACTGTATCCGATGGCGGCATTGTGTCGCGTGAGGCAGGTATTATCGCTCAGGATCTGGAAGCAGTATTACCGGAAGCAGTGAAAATGACTGTCGATTCTAACGGCACACCAATTCGCACTGTATCACCAGCGGCTACTATTGGCCTATTGGTCGAGGCTATCAAAGAGCAGCAGAAAGCTATCAACGAAATGCGTACAGAAATCGCAGCACTGAAAGCTAAGTAATACTATGGGGCAGAAATGCCCCATTCTTAAATACACAAAGGGGAAAATATGTTTAAGCGACTATCAGTAGCAAAAGGTGCAACTCTTAATATCCACGTACCGACTAATGGCAAAGTATTTGGCCGTATTACTCAATCAGTGGTTACGAATGGGAATAACGCACCAGTGGCACAACTAGAAAGCGTAGGCGTTGAGGGTAATCATATGATTATGAGACTCTCTGCGCAGCAGACAATGCGAATGAGCGGCACGTATCGATATTACATCGCCGCAGAAACTGAATTTTCAGTAGAGAATCTCCAATATGGAATTTTGACGATCTTGTAAAGGATTTACAATGGCAACAATACCCAACGACCTAAAGACCGAAGTAGTCAAACAGGGTGTATCCGCAGTGATGGATAAGCACCCAATAGCCGCACTCGTTTTAGTATTAGCAATGAGTGGTGGTGCTGGTAGTGTTATTCCTAACTTATTTGGTGGCAGTGAACGAATTACTGTACTAGAGACTAAGGTCGAAATTATCGAGAAGCAGCAGGTAAAGACCGACGCAGTATTATCTGATCTGAATAAGACTATGTCCGGATTGCAGGCTACTATATCGGCACTGAATGCAACTCTAACCGAGCGAGGCAAATAAATGATTAAACGAGCACAACATAATATTACTGTGTATCGCGGTGATACTCCCACTTTTCGTTATACGCTTACTGACCAACGAGAAGACGGTAGCGAAGTTCCAGTAGACTTGACCAACTACACTATTACCGGGCAAGTGCGTTATTCTCCAGATGGTGATGTGTGGTTTCAGCTACCAATTACCAAGACAGATGCAGCGAAGGGTATTTTCGAAATCAAATTCACTAAGCAATTATCGGAGACTCTGTTACCTGCTGGTGGAGTAGGACCAGATAACGCACCCTACGATTTGCAGATCGAGAATAACGGAGCGGTATTTACCTTTATGGTAGGCAACTTCACTATTACTCGTGATATTACTCGCGCATAAGGGGGATTATATGGCATTAAAAGTAACAGTAGAGAAAGTATTACCTTTCTCTGGCTCGTCTGCTGATCCTACGGGTAAAATTATTCAGGTACTGGAGGGCGTCGGAGTTGTAGACGCTCAAGTAGCTGGTGACCGCGCAGCCGTAAGAGTAATGCACGACGCAGTGTTAGAAGCACATACCCACATTCACACTGACCGTGACCAAGTACGTGCAGATAAAGGCGTTGTCGCGCAGGACAAGGCAACTGTACGCAGTGATCAGACTGTAGTAGCAGCAGACCGTAAAGCAGTCGCAGCAGATAAGGCAACAGTGCAGACGTTACGCACAGAAGCACAGCAAGCACGCGACCAAGCCAATAGCCATAAAGCCGACGCATTAAACTATCGCAATACGGCTCAGCAGCACGCTACTACAGCCACCAGTCAGGCTAATACGTCCACCAGCAAAGCTACAGAGGCAACGACACAAGCGAATAGAGCACGCGACGAGGCTAACAGAGCACAACGTATTGCTGATGGTATTAACGTTACTGGAGGCACGGTCACAGGCAATCTAGTAGTAACTGGCAGCATTACAGAGGGTGGCACGCCGTTAGCCAGCAAGTATGCTACACCAGCACAACTACAGGCTCTGGAAACTAAGATCGTTGGCGGTGCGTCTGGTGCTTACGATACACTGAAAGAGATTGAGCAATACATCACCAGCAACAATAGCCAAGTAGGCGGAATTCTTACTACGATGGCTACCAAGGCTGATAAAGAATCGCCGCGAATGACGGGTACTGTGGAACTTGTGAATGGGTTATATGGTTCGCGCATTATACCGGGTAATGATGGTTACACATATTATCAAGGCGGTAAAACTGATAGCGATGCAAATGACCAGAAACTAGCGTTTACTGGTTGGTATGGTACAGCACTAACACACGCAGAAATACGAATGAAGGATCGTATTACTCCTGTTATTGCATGGGGCAGCACGAAGCACAACATCTACCACGCTGGCAATAAACCGACATGGGCTGACGTCGGCGGCGATAACATGTTTCGCAACGACGGCGACAAAATAAAGGCTCGCAACCATTGGCTGTGTGCGTCTCCGGGTGGTCTATTACCCAACACCGAAGCAGCAACGGGTCACGGTAACGTTGGTACCAGCACATGGCAATTCCTCAACGGTTATATCAGTACGTTGTATAGTCGCCAACTTAAAGTAGGTGAGCATAACAGTAATGTGATGATCTCCAAAGTTGGTAACAGAATGGTATTTTTCGTCTAATAATGGGGCAGTGATGCCCCTTTCTTTATAAATACTCCATACACAAAAGGAGTATTTTCATGACTATCATTTCCGACGCTGAATATCTTATTTCCGGCGTATCCGTAGAACACACTACAAGTAACTTTTATACAGAATCGACCAACTACAAAGGCAATGCAAAGGGTCGCGGTCTCCACCGTATGAAATTTGAATTCACGATTCATATGGCAGATGCTAACGATATTAAAAAGGTTGAAGCCTTAATGCTGCGTATCCGTGGTCGTCTGAATCCTTTTAAATTATCTTTACAAGATGCTACCGACGCGAAAGGCGATTGTAATCCGTTGTACCATCCGGCGAGACCATTGTTAACTGCTCCTGCTGGTATTGGTAATAAGACAATCACAATTAACAATTTCTCTGGCGTGATCCCTGCTGGCTCTAAATTCCAATTTCCGAATGACTCCAAGGTATACACGCTACTTGAGGATGCACGCACAGGCAAGACGGTAGAAATATTCCCACACGTTCGCATCGCTCACGACGCCAAGGCGCAATTAAATTTTAGTCCTGTACCTGTACTGCGACTTACTGGCGACTCTTTTACTGTCAACTACGAGCGAGCAAGCGAACTCAAATTATCAGCACTAGAGGTATTATGATGTACGGGTTTCATTGTTCTTTGCTGTCTTTGGATCTGAGTCCAGTAACTGGCGAAGTATTCCGCCTAGCCGATGCGCCATACGACGTTGTATTCGACGGCAATCTGTATCGTGGTATGGGTACGTTGCTTAATATCGATAAGTTGACCACAGAGAATACATTATCGAATAAAGAGTTGAGTATCACACTATCTGGTATTGCTCTGGACTTCCAAGAGACGATTAATACAAATTTATTCCGTCGTCGTCCTATTACCATCTACAAAGCATTCGTAGCAGAGGATGAGAATATCGTTACCGAGGCGAAAGTATATTGGCGAGGCTTTACGAGTACGCCAGAAACAGAAGTAAATTATGGTGATGACGCTTATCTGAATATCACGTTGTCTTGTAAGAGTATGTTCGACCTCGACCAAATGCCAAGTTTAATGCGTAGCAATAATAGTACACACCAAGCAATGCACAACGGCGACCGCTTCTTTGAATACGCAACTATCGACCTAGGCGATGATGTTATGTGGAGAGAGGCTTAATGAAATACAACTTTCTGACTGTCCTAAAAGTAATGGGCGAATACAACAACAAGCCACACGCACACGGTCAATATGATTGCAATCGTATGTTACTAAGTGCGTTAGGTCATGATGTTAACAATTTACCAGAATATAACACGCCCATTCGTGGGCGTACTGCTCTGCGTAAATACTTACAGGTAAAGAATATGGGCGAGTATCTGGAGCAAGTAGGCTTTCAGAAAATAAGCCCCGTATTAATCTCCGACTTCGATGTAATTATCTCTGGCGTCAATTGTTCAATTTATCTAGACGGCAGAATGTTTGGCGTTCGAGGGGATACAAATGAATTCGGATTAGTACCGTATCAATTCAATAACAAATTCGAGGTATATAGATGGGCATTGAAGCCGCAATAATTACTGCTGTCGCATCGGCGGTAATGAGTGTTGTATCACTAGCTGTTAGTATGTCAATCAAGCCACCAGCATTGCCGGGTGATAATGGCAGTAGCATTGACCGTAAGGGTCAAGATAATCCAAAGGTGGTGGCCTTTGGTCGGTGTATGGTGCCAGCGGTACGCGTATACAATAACGTCAATAATCATAACACTTCTTGGCTGGTTCAGGCGCACAGTCTCGGCGTAGGTGAGCTTAAATCAATCAATGCAGTATATATCGACGGCTGCAAAGTATTCGATCAAATAGCATGGGATCGTGAGCACCGAGGCAGCGGAATGTTTCGTAACGTGTATATGACGTTCCGACCCGGTCGTGATACTGAATTAGGTCATCCACAATTAATCGAGCATTCAGATGGCGAATGGACTCGTGAGCATCGAGGCGATAAGACGGCTACTATCGGTGTTAAGTTGCTGCGCTGGATTGATAAAGGCAGCGATGGCTCTATCAAGGTAATGGCTGATCGCTTTAAGCTCGAATGTTTAGTCGAGGGTAACAAGGTATTCGATCCTCGTTATTCAGTATCTGATCGTACTTGGCTGAGTGATGGTGGCAAAGTAGATTCATTCCGCAATCCTGCGTGTGTAATTTACACATACTTGCGTGACGATTATTATGGGCTAGGTTTACCAGAGGATGCTATTAACGTACCGGACTTTATTGAATTAGCTAATTATTGTGATGCAAACCGTTTATTCTTCGATGGGTATATCGACCAAGATAATGACTTCGGTAAAATTCTATTAGACATGTGCTCCGCTGCTGACGCAATGGCATACGTTGAGGACGGCCAAGTTAGAATTAAAGCAGACCGTTTGCAATTCCCTGTATGTCACGTAACAGAAGACGACCAGTTAGGTAACTTTAAGCTGAGCAACAGCAACGACTCTGACTATTGTAATATTGTCAACGTGGAATTCATTAACACGACTACTGAGTTCACGAAAGATAAATTCACGTTACCTAAAAGTATTACGTCCGACGAGACTATTCGCCGTGATGGCTTTAAGAAGACCAAGAATATCCAGTTGCCATATACTTCTGATGGCGGTGACTTTAATACTGTTAAGCGTATCGCAAATAAGGCATTAAAGAAAGCCAAGCACCAGCAGTCTATCGAGTTCGACGTAGATAATACGAAGAAGCAATTCAACTTGATGGATGTTATCGAAGTTACCAACGCAGATTACGGGCTGAATAAAAAGCAATTCCGCGTAATTAAGATCACAACTACGCTCGACGAAAAAACAATGGTCAGTAAGGTGATGGCTGAGCAGTACGAGCCAAGCGTATACGACTCAAGTGATTATAGTGATGGCGTTACTAGCTCTCCTGTTAATCCTCCTGTATACGAAGTGCTTTCACCTGTTAGCCTGGCATTCGTCAAGTTAACGCACGGTCTGAGCGCACAGGGTAAATTAAGCTGGACTACTCGCTATACTCGCGAGCACCGTACTATCGTTGAATACAAGTTAGCCTCCGCAACTGACTGGAAGCGAGCAGCAGAGACGAGCGGTGATGAATACACCTTTGTTAACTTGCGTAACGAGCGTTACGACTTCCGTGTTCGTACAGTTGCTTTCCTCGGCAGTACGTCAGAATGGGCTGTATTGAATGGGGTACAGATTGCTGGTGGACTTACGTTGCCTGCAATTACTGGTGCTAGCGCACGCTTCGATACTCAGGACGCTATCGTTAAATGGGATGATATGAAAGGGTCATCTCTTGGCAATCGTGCAACTGAGGTCGCTACAGAGTCTACTGTAGGTCAGGTATTCAAGGCATACGAGATAGCAGTATTCAAAGGAGCGTCTGAGAGCTACGCAGAGACGTTCACCAGTGCAAGCAATGGGGTAGTATACTCCTATGGTCAAAATGCCGGGAGTCGCGCAGACAGACGCCTACGATTTGATATTCGTATCACATCTACCGATGGGTCAACGTCTCCGTGGGTAACAGTGCGTATTACCAATGCTCAAGCACCGCAGCCGTCGGGCTTAGTGGTCAATTCTGAATTGGCTTCTGTGTCTCTACGTTGGGATGCCAGCACAGATAACGACTACGCAGGTACGAGTATTCATGTAGGTACGACTGATAGCTTTACGCCGTCTGCTGCTAACTTGGTAGCAACTGCTGTTAGTAACTCTATTGTGATCGATAGGACTTACAAGACTCCGCATTTTGTTAAAGTAGGGCACTTCGATATTTTCGGACAGGATGGCATGGCGTACAGTGCTCCGGTACGAATTGTATCAACTACTATCGACGACCATTTAACTGACTCTGGCTCTTTTGGTCAATTATCTGGTGAAGTGGATGCGGCTAAGGCTGATATCAATAAAGCTAAGCAAGATATTATTCAGAATGCTACAGCAATTAGTCAGACGAATAATACTGTACAAGTACAAGGTGCTAAGGTTGAGCAGAATACACAGGCTATTGCTTCTGCTAATGGTAATATTGCGTCGTTGCAGTCTAGCGTAACATCTCAATTCCGGGATGCTAATGCTAAAATTGATGCCAACACACAAGCAATTACAACTGCTAATAGCTCTATGGCTGAGTACAAGAGAGAAGTAGCAGCAGAGCTTAATGGGGTTAAAGGAAGTATCCAGCAGAATAGTACAGCAATTGTTAATGCCAATCAGGCACTGACCACATACAAACAGGAAGTTACTGCTGAGTTTAATGGCGTTAAAGGTAGCATTAGCCAGAACTCTACTGCGATTGCTGGGGTAGACGGTAAAGTTGATTTGATTAACTCTATCAAGCTGGATAGTAACGGCAAGGTATCCGGGTTAATTATGGGTAACAACGGAGAGACGAGCACCTTTGACGTTATCGCCGATAAATTCCGTGTATCCGACCGAGAGGGTAGTAAGGCTGTATTCGAAGTTGATACTAATTCCGGTAAGGCAATGATCCGTAATGCTCTTATCGGTAACTTGACTGCGAGTAATATCCGTGCAGGTGCTATCACTGGTGACTTGATCAACTCTAATACTCGTATTGTTGCTGGATCTGGTAATAACGTCGCTGTAATGGACGGGGCACACGCTACTAATAGATTGTATGTTGGTAACGCAAATCCGACACAGGCTGCGTTTCGTGTTGAGCAGAGCGGTAAGTTGATTGCTACTAATGCAGTTATCACAGGTGCTATTACTGCTACGTCTGGTAGCTTCACTGGTGCTATCAACGCACAGTCTGGTAACTTTAGTGGACGTATCAACGCTGCTAATGGTGCTTATATCAGCGGCAGTACAGGCGACGACTTCTTACGGTCTGCTAATGGTAACTTCCGTGTGGATCAGAATGGTCACATTCACGGTATCGGCGGTGACTTTAAGGGTAAGGTATACGCAGAGGAAATCGAGGGTGACTTAGTACAAATCATGTCTTGCCCGTGGTCATCTCGTGAGTTCACTATACCGCGCTGGTCGGCTGGTGTACCGTTGTTCCGTGTGCCGACAGCAGTATTCGAGCAAGAAATGGTGACTAACTTAGTCGCTAGTATCTGGCAGTTTAACGACTTCGATATTGATCTATTCTGGGTCGGTAGCGATGGGTCGCGTAAGCAACACGCTTATATTAACGGGTACTCAAGTCCTCGTGACTTAGTTCACTTTGCACTTGGCTCTACTCGTGTACCTGCGCTTGGCAAGGGTGGGTGGTATGAATTGCGTGTACGTTATCCACAGGATTACGATCAGGCTCAATACTTCCGCAACAAGCTGAGGTCAGGCGACGAGATTAGCCGTCCATTTATCGCACTTAGTCGTGTTGGTAAGTCTGGTATTAGTATCTTTGTATAAAAGAAAGGGGAGCCAATAAGCTCCCCTTTTATTATTTGCTTCGTAGACTGATATAGTCTGCAAATTCCCTTCTAAATTGCTCCTCAGTCATTTTATCAACTGCTAGGCCACTGCGACGTAAGCGGCGGTGGGTTCTAGCCCAATCCAAGAAGTTTTTAATCTCTGGTGCGCAGCCGCCTTTAATCGCTGTCTCCGTTGTTGTAACGTTACCATCGCCATCAACTACCCATATGGTTAGCTTATCTACTTGGTGCTGCTGTCGTGCGGCTGAGCGCTTCTTCTCCTGTGCATTAGTAATGGCTATCTCGTCTGGTGTGATTCCGGCCTGTTCCATCTGTTGGCGCAACTCGTCGATAAGAGCTTTCTTAACATCCGAGTAGTACACATCCCAAGCGCTGTTCAGCCGCTTCACTAACTTATGAAATTCTCCGTTGTTCATTTCAGAAGCAGCAAACAACTGTTGCAACTCCTCGTCTGAATTGAGTACGTCTAATGCAATCTGTATCCGGTCAACCTTAGCCATCATTCCTCCTCTAGCATTGCTGCGTATGCTTCGCGTAGCCGCTTCGTATCGCTGTTGAATTTTATTGTGAACGTATCCCCTCTGTAGGGGTATTCCGCTACGAACAGATTAGCATCACCTGTCTTGTAACGCACATTAAATTTTATTTGTGATGCGTTGATACGTTCCAACGATATCGAGTTAATAACCTTTCGCAACTCCGTATTCTTCTCTTTCGCAGTCTTGAGGCTAAAGATCAATTGATAATCAACTGCTTTTTGCTGGCTCTGGTGGGCTTCATACTCGGCTCTGCGTGTTGCTAACTCCTCCTCGGTATTGGCTATGTCGTCGTACAATCGACCCAACGCAGACCCGTTTGTTATGTATGCTTTGGCTGATTCTAGGCTGCGTAGCTTTTCCTCTAGTACCGCAATTGGCTTAACGTCTATTGACTTCTCGGATAGCTTAACATACGCCAAATGACGCAATGCGTATTCTAATGTCTCTTCGGTAAGTCGATACGAAGCAGGAGTCTTACAACTATCAGGATCAACCATACGACCCGAGCAACGGTAACTAACTTTGTTACGTGAGCGTCTGCGTACTAATGCAGCACCACAGAAGCCACAACGCAGTAAGCCAACGAATATTCCTTTTTTCTCTAGACTACCAACGCCATTACGTTTACCCGGCTGGATGGCTGAGTATTCGTCAAAAGAGCAGATAGGAGGGAACATACCCGGCACCAACTCAACGGGAATTAAGCTACCGTCCTCTGATGTCTCGTAGTATTGCTTCGCACCGTACATAACGGGATTAGTTATTGCGACTTTGATAGTGCTATTGCTCCACGTCTTACCATATGGAGAGGGTACTTTTAATTCAGTGTTTATGTGCCGAGCAATGCGAATATTCGACCAGCCCTCTAGCTTGAGGTCTACCATTGTTCTCGCGATAGTTGCTTTATCGTTGAGTACAACTTGGCCGTCGTCGTGGCTGAGCCAGAAAGGTAAATGGCCTGATATCTCGTGGCGCTCTCGTATTGCTCGCTTGGCTGATTTTACTAAGGTGGACTTGCGGCAGGACTCTAGCCATGCACGCTCTGACTCGAATAGAAAGGGTAGTGCTATGGATAGATTTTGTATGTTGCTTTGGTCGTATATCTGACCGTTGTTGAGGGTAACAAATTTTACTCCGAGGTTGACTAGTGTTTGCAGTAACTCTATTGCGTGCTGCCATCCTTGGCGGCTAACACGGTCTGCGTCCTCAAAGAGCACAAATGATCCCGGCTTAATGGAGCCTGAGCGCACGCACTCGATCATTTCCTCCAGTGCTGGGCGTCGCTTACCAGAATAAGCAGAGCGCCCAAGATCCTCGTATGTGGTATCGGATAGGGTAACTTCATTCATACGGCACCAGCGGCGTGCGCTTGCTAGTTGTCGGTCGAGCGAGTCACCCCATTCTTGGTGTTTGGTAGAGAAGCGAATGTAGCTATAAGCCGTCACCAT